TTGCAGGCGCGTTTAGTGGTGCAGTGGTTGGTTTGCTTTTCGCGGCAACTTTCAAGTTTGTTTATCGGCTTATCAAGAAAGTAATCAAGGAGGAGTAGGAAATGGCATACCAAGAATTAACACAATTTAACTCGCCGAACTATACACCTGGAAGCCAAGTACCAGCAGTGTATGGCATGGCACGAGCCGTAGAGGGTGTAACGTACCATTGGTGGGGTAGTAATTCAGACTTTATGTCGATAGTGAATTATCTATGCCGCGCTAATGGTAATACTTCGGCACACACTGTTGGCGAGGCGGGCAGGGTAGCGTGGATTGTTGACGCAGTAAACGCAGCTTGGCATGCTGGCAACGCCAGAGGCAATGCCACGACAGTCGGCTACGAATGTAACACGCGGCTTAGCGACGGCGATTACGAGACGATGGGTGAGTTCCATTACGATATGGAGAAAGCATACGGCCGCCGCCTGAATATTTACGTGCATAAAGAGTGGTTTAACACCAGCTGCTCACCAATCGATAAAGGGCGTATCCGTGCAATCGCTGACCGCTATCACGCTGGCGGTGGTTCGCGCCCGACAGTCAACGAGACGCAGATTCGCGAAGTGTTCCGCTCAATTTTGGGGCGTGAAGTTGACCCAGAAGGCTTGCGGCACTATTTGGCACAAGCTGCTAAGGGATGGTCAATCGACCAAATTCGTGCTGATGTAAATAATTCTCAGGAAGCACACCAACGCCGTGCAGAGCTGGCTCGCCAAGCGGAAGAGCTGAAACGAAGCGAGTGGGTACGTAATCTGAACGATATTGAAGATATAAAACTGGTCGTCGCACCAGTCGCAGGACTACGTGCCGTCAATATGGTAACCATGGAAGCGTTTGGTAACGTGATTCCTAGAGGGACGGTTATCGATATCGCCAAGGAGACGATAGTGCAGGGCAAGAAATACTACCTATCACAGTACGCAGTTAAGAACAACAAACCGTTCGGTATTGCAGCGACAGAGCTAGTTGCGCCAGCTGATCCAAATAAGGATAAGCCGGCATGGCAAAAGAATCTGAAGGATATTGCCGACCAAGATTTCTGGACACGTTCAGAGTGCGAAGTTACTGACCTAACTACTGGTAAATTGGCAAAGAAATTACCAATGGGAACGAAGGTTCGCGTCACTCATGTTACGAGATTGGTTGATGATGATTTGATGGTGTTAGAGGGCGGTACGCTGGCGATCGATAAGTTGTACCTGAGCGATAAGCCAATCGACAGCCTCCTAGAAAAGCGAGTGTCGGCACTGGAGGCAATCGTCAATAAAATCATCGAATTTTTAACCAATTTATTCAAAAATTTTAATAAATAATAATAAGGAGGACAATGATATGAAATTGACTAAAGAACAATTACTCAAAATATTAAAAGTTGCGCTGTATGTGGGAGTTTCAAACGCGCTGGGCGCTCTAGCGGCGTTCGTACAGGGTAACCCTGATGCGTTCGGCATTTATGGCCCGATTATTAACGTGTTGCTGGTTACCGCTATACAGTTGTTTAAGACGGAGGAATAAGATGCTGAGACAGGTCGTGCCAGTTCGCGGTTCAATCGTCGGACACTGCTACTACGATGCAACTGAGCGCGACCTGTCTGTCGGAGCAGAAGACAAGGCGGAAGGATTCCGAGCTGGCGACGTTGCCAAGTATATATCACTAGGTAATCAATCGTCGGCAGTGCTGTATATCCGCATGCTTATGCCTCACTATGCGCAGATAGTTGAGGCTTATTTGGATTTGTGGTGCGTAGTGGCTGGTAACAATGGTGTGCGTGCGGTTTTTGCGCCAGTTGATGGTTTAACGCCAGTAGCATTATTAAGTGATCAGATTGACGAGATGTGGCGTAGACTGTATGGTAAGAGCGATTCAATAAAAGCAGAGAACGGCAGGATTCGAATTGCTGGACTTAATATGAAGCCAGTCATCCCTGAGAGGACACGCGAGAGCGAGCTAATGGCGCTAGTATTAGCGTTTGACACACCGCCGCAGGGCTTTAGGTTGGAGCGGTTAAATTTGCTACTGGGAACGGAGATATTGGTATGATTGGTGATAGACAAGAAAAAGGTTATCGAACTGGACAAATAAAAGGCAAGGATTATATTTATATAACTGGCACGCCTGGTATGGGCGGCAGTGCTGGTAATAAAGGCGGTGCACCTTTTAGATATTTATGGTGGGCAGTAGAAGCTCACAAGTTGGCAGTATTAAACACCAAACTGGAGATCGTCAATGATAACTTTGAACTATTTGACCGCTACATCGATCCAAATTCTGGCATCACCACAAATACTGCTCAAGCCTACCGAATATTATTATCAGCGAAAGCGCCCGTTGGCGACGTGGTGGATTATTCGGCGGTTAAAAGTAATACAGATGTAGTAGCTGGAGCCGGCATTGGCAAGACACTGGTAGCTGACGAGACTATGTTGCCGCAGCCGACAGACGCTGGCTATAATGGTAAAATCTATGTAATTATCGATATGCTGAGCACTGATAAAGCACCGCTAGGAGACAAACTACTAAACAATAGTCCTGAATATGAAGCTATGCGAACTAAAGTGTATGATTACGAGGCGCGTCTATGATTGGTAGCAGAAATCAGGAATATCCTTACCAGTGTAAGACCGTGTCGCTGGCGGATGCGCAGTGCAGATGGCTGGAAGCACATACGCTGGTGGTGTTTTTACCAAAGGATTTGATAGAGATAAAAAACCTGTTTGTTTATCTGGCAATTGGTTTTGACAAAATTGAACAGCTGGGACAAATGGTAGAGAACACTACGCCGCCAGAGCTGCGTAAAATTGGCTGGATAGGCGGTAGCGGCGGACGCAAGATATTTAATGTTGGATTGGAGGGTGATACTGCTAGTGTAAAATATGATTTCTCAAATGAGATGGAACTATTTGGACTAGCAGATGGCAAGCCAACAGAAGTGAACGGCACAAAAACACTTAGATTGGAGTTTGGCTGCGGTAATTCAGGTAGTAACGGAATGCTATACGGAAAGGTGAGATTATGGAAAGTGGACATAGTTTATACTACGCAAGGAATACGATAGAGCCGCCACGTCCAAGCCAGAAGCGGCTAAAAAAGAATGCCATGGCGGAGATGGGCGAAGTGATCATGACTGACAGGCAGATCGAGCACAGCTCAAAGGTGTGTGCGACATATCAATGTGTATGGTGCGGCATCACAAGTGAAACGCCGACGATTATTTGCAAGCACTGCCATAATTGTCAATATTGCGGACAGTATCAGGGCGGCGGATATGATCATGAGTGTATCCGTTGTGGCAATTATCTGCCTTGATTTCGCTATCATAATTTGCTATATTAATAGAGAACAACAATCGAGCAAGGGAGACCTCAGTAAAACAGTAATGTTTTTTGCTGGGGTTTTCTCTTTTTGACCTCAAACTTATATCAAAAATAAGTGAGGGTAATATGTTCGTTGTAGACAATAAACGAATCGCTACGATGCGCAAACACCTCGGCAAAGCGTCAGAGCTAATCAAAGATGACGCGTATTTGCCAATGTTTCGCAACCGGCAAAAGAAATACAAACAAGAGTTCGACGAATCAGTTGAAGTGGCAAGAACTAAACGTGACCCTGAGCGGTATCTCGCGTCAGTTTGGTCGCTAAAAAATCTGGAGCAGTCGCTATTGTGGATGCGCGGCCGAATCGCCAGAGCGATCAACGAACTGGCGCGGCAGCGGCAAGAGAAGAAACAACGGAAAATGGAGGAGAGAGCCAGACGAGATATGAATTATAGCGGTAGAGCGAAGATATCGCAGATGTATGGCGATATGGGTATTTGCCTAAAAAGCTAGCTTGGCTTGAGAAATGGAGGGTAGCGCCCGGAGAAATCTAGCGGCGTGATTTTTGCGTGTCTACTGCTAGATATTAGATAACCGATAACAGTATTTGTAAAGCAAATAACGCCAGCTGGCACAAGTTAGGCAAAATTATTTGCCTAAAAAGCTAGCTTGGC